GTCGTCGGCGAGCCGACGCTTAAGCGCCTCGCGCTGCTCCTGGCTGAAAGCACTGTCGCGCTTGCGAAGTTCGACCTTCTGCGCGCCGTTGTCGTTGCCGTGCCAGACGCCAAAGGTGCCGACGATCAGCGTGTCGCCGTTGCTAGTGTTGAGCTCGTGGAGGACATACCAGCCGCGACGCTCGCGGGATCCCTCCACCTTGCAGCGGACCATGCGCCCGCTGACATCCAAGGTGTCGAGGATCAGGCCGGCGTCGGTTAGCTGGCCATGTACATCATCGTAATTGGCAGACATTCAGTAAGTTCCGGAGCCGCTATCTACACGACCAGTGCGCGTTTGGTTACCCGCAATGGGCCGACCCGGGGAGGACCCATCGACTGGCGCCCGTTCAGGTTCGCAGTTCAGGTTCGAAAGTTCAGCGAAACTGAACCGCTCGCGCGGCTCTTCGATGCCACCCCGGGGGGATGGGGCAAGGTCAGTGATGGTCATGGCGTTCCGGATTCCCCAAGGGCAAGTCGCACTGCTGCCCTTCCCTGTTTTGCTGCGCGCTCCAAAGACGGTCGCGCTCGGCCAATGCCTCATCGCCCACCGGCCCGGGTTCCGCTCCGGACAGCAGGCGTTCGATGTTCTCTATCTCTGCGCGCACTGCGGCGCTGATGATCCGGCGACCGTTCACTGTCCGTGCCCGGGGCGGTCGGTAGATGGCCACGTCATTCACGCCGCCGACCTTTCTTCAATGCCCGCCGCAGGTTGCGTTCCATGCGGTGGCACATGGTGCGCAGCGCTTGGAGCGCATCGAGCATCTTGTCTGCCTCGGCCAGCGTCACCTGGTTGTCCACCAGAACGTCCAGCGCAACAGCAGACAACTGCCCACAGAACTTGGAGACGTGCAGCAGCTTGTCCCTGATTGCTGCTATCTCATCGGGCCATCCGGCCTCGGGCGCGGCAGGCACGTGATCCACTGCCAGATTGAACTGCGCGGCCAGTGACAGGATCCAGTCGGTAGCCACCGGGGTGCCTGCTGTCAGTTCCATCATCCATTCCGTCAGCATCTCCAGCATTTCCATGGAGATGGACTCGCCTTCCAGGCCGCGCAGCTTCTTACGCAGGGTCTCTCCCTTGATGCTGACGCCGCGCCGCTCGGTCAGATAGGCAGCAGCAGCGTTCACACTGCCTGGCATTTTCATCACGGCGTTATATGCCGCGTCGCGCCAGTAGATGTCCGAGCGAGCGCAGGTCATGCCGCCCCCTGAAATGCTGCGCATTTCATCGTTCCGCTACAGGCGGCACCGGTCGCAAGATGCAGGCAATGAGCGAGATCATCCATTTCCAGCACCGCATGAGCTTCAGCGCGCTTCGCACCTTCGATGTCAATCGGGGCGTGGGCGGTGTGGTCGCCGTGTTCTTCACGCCGGAGTGCGCGTTGCCTACCCATGGGACGCCACCTCCCACCAATGAAGCGGTCGCCCTACACGTTGTCGCTGCTCACGCAGGGTTGCCCATTGATCGACAGACAGCGCCATACCATCGGGGTGACGGGCCTCGATGAGCGCTATGTCCACAAGGCAACCGACCTCGCCATTGGAGAGATCGGGTTCAAGGGGGATGGAACCAAGGCTCATGCCGCCTCTCCCGGCGCCCAGATATCGGGCCGGAGGGTGCATCGCGACACCCCGGGCACACCGGCCTCAGAGCCAATCTCGGCAGAGGCGCGCTCGATGCTTTGTGCGAGCTCAGGGCTAGTGCGCTTTCCTCTCCAGCCGGTAGCGCATTGCCATAGGTAGCCCTCGGACCTGCCGGTCATGGCTGCCAAGCGGCGCTTCCGCTCGGGATCTGAAATGAAGGTTAGGAGGTCCATGTGGGCATATTTAGCCCCGAGCTAAACCCTGATGTCAAGCTGCCAGCGAAACATCTCCGTTTAGCTGATAGCTACGCTTGCACCATGGACGTGACCAGCACCCGACAGCGCAATCTTCGTACCCTCGTTGAAGGGCTCTCGGCCAATCTGGTCACCCAAAAGGCGGTTGCCATACGCCTAGACATGGCGCCGTCCTATCTCAACCAGCTCCTGGGCGGGAAGAAGATGGGGGACGATGTCGCCCGTAAGGTCGAGCGCCAAGCCGACCTTCCTCATGGCTGGATGGACGTAGCGCACGACAGCCCGGATGCTGAGAGTGTCGCAAACAGCGCATCTCACTCCCTGCGAATCGACCCTGAGATCATCGCGTCCGCACTCAGGTTGTTGCGGCTGACTTTCGCCAACCTCGATATCGATGACTTCGATAACGAGCAAGATGGCACGCCTCTAGCGTATGCATACGAGTATTTACTCAAGCGCGGCGAGCAGATGGTCACTCCCGACAACCTGATCGATTTCAGCAAGGCACTGGCCGAACGACTCAGGGAGAAGAATGGAAACGAAGACGGCGCCTCAGCCCGGGACAATGGAAGCACTGGCAGCGATCATCGCCCAGCGCGTCGGAAAGCATAAGCAGCAGCCGAAGCTTCGCGTCATCAAGACTCCGAAGCCGAACATCATCGACGCGATTACGCGGGACTGCATTCTTCGGCGCATTCGGTGGCTGCGAGACCAATACAACCTCAACTGCCTGATTGAACAGGCTACGTTCAACACCCCCGGCATCGATTGCTTGGAAGATTCTGAGCTGATGCAGTTGCATCGAGAAATGGAAGACGCTCGCGAATGTTGCGTTGAAGGCATCTCCATCGAAGAAGCCGGCTTCATTAGGGATATCTCAATCCGTGACTGACGTAGGGCCGGCGCTGCGAGCGCCGGCTTCTCTGTCATGGCGTTCCGACTTGGTATTTCTTCTCGATAGCCGCCTGCCGCTCGCGTCTGTCGTCAGCGCAACGTTGGCGCGCCAGGTTCATGCTTGCATCTGCCGCCTGGCGCTCACTGGCTATTGTCTGTTGAAGACCCGCCAGCTGCGTGCGGATGCCCGCCTCGTACGTCGCGCCGGCCAAATTGTTTCGCGCTCTCGATGCTGCGGCGTTCAGCTCTGCGATCTGTCGCTGATACCCGCCGATACGAGAATTGACGGGCTGGTAAATGCTTGAGCTAGCCGACGACAAGCAATTGCGCTCTGCGATCGCAGCATCGGAAAGGTCGGTTGAGCGATAGACCGCGGCGCGGGTGGCCGCCTCTCCTGCAGTAGCGCTAGGGGCTTTGGGCGAACGAACCTTCATCTCCTCAGCTTGACCATCGCACGCCCTCTGCGAGTACACCGTCTCGCCGCTTGCCCCTTTGCACTTGTAGACCTGGGCGGAGGCCTCCTGACTGAACGCCATGGCGGCAAGCGCCAGCCCGTACGCGATTGTCACCCTAATCATCTCCACCCTCCCTGTGTGTGCGCGGGTCAATTATCGGCCATCCGAGGCAGGTGCGTCCCATGGAAGTGAAATTTAGCTGTCAGCTATTGCATCCAGAATTTAGCTGTGGGATAAATGCGTCCGTCGGCGCCCCAGCCGACGGGCGACCGGCGGGCCGCCCCTGCCCTCTCAGCCATCCCCTGCTGGCCGGCAGACGCCACTCCCCAGGCATCAGGCCCGCCGGCGCCCTCCTTCCAAATGGAGAGCGCCATGTCCTACCGAACCGCTGTCGACTCCCTGCCCAAGGCCCCGCTGCCGCTCCAAGCCGCGTCGTGTCTGCTGGCGCAGGCTGCTCGGGACCACACCCGTGCCAACGTACTCCGCGCCAGGAGCGCTGGCGAACACAGCAGGAACCAGCTGCGCCGTTCGCGTCGAATGGGCGTCGCGGCCCGCCGCGTTGAGGCCGAGTCTCGGGACATGGCAGCCGAGGTTCGGGCATGAACCGCCGGTATCGAGTTGCGTGGGCCGCCCTCGCCTTCGTGGCGGCCATCGTCGTGCCACTTCGCTTGGCTGAAATCAGCCAGGCACACGCCGACCGCGATGCAGCCAAGGCGCGCTTCGCCGCCTTTACCTCGGTTCGGGGCTGATGCCATGCAGACGGCCCGCCCCACCCCCTCTTCGATTCCCCTGTGCAAGCCGGGCCACCGCCCGCAAATCGTGACCACTCTTGGCGCCCCCACTGGTCACCAGTTGGGCGCTCCCTGTCCGGCCTTGATCCATTTCGAGTGCCACCTCTGCCAGAAAGCCACTGTGCCCAGTCCATCGCTCGCGATTGCCGAGTTGCGTTGGACCGATCCTAGCCTTGCAGCACAACTGATCCCGATTTCCCACCTCGCCCGCGCCCGTGGCGACGTGCTGGCGCGCCTGCCCGCCCAGCACGCGGCCTGACCTGGAGAACGCAATGGCCGCCCCCCTCAAGCCCCTCGAGCGCGCCGCGCTCATCACCGCCAGCGGCGCCACGGGGCATGCCCTCAAGCGCACGCGTGGCGGCTTCCACTCACCGAAGCAGCCCGCTGCCATCTTCACCCGGCGCGTCGTCAACTGGCTCTACGAACGCGCCCTGATCGATTACGACGACCCGCAGTTCCCGACCAAGGCAACGCTTACCAGGCTCGGGCAGGAGCAGGCCATCGCGCTGATCGCAGCGTCCATGCAGAAAGCGGGAGTCGCGTGATGGAAAGCAAGCTCATTGCATTGCTCCGCTCCAATGCCGACCTCGCATTGACCAGGCGGATGCTTCGCGAGGATCTCTGCACCGCCGATGCAGTGGCGGCGGAAGTTCGGTCCGAGGAGGCGATTGCCGCAGTTGAGCAAGCCATCAGCGCCTTGGAACTTGCCGAAACAATGCTCACGGTATTCGGCGTGGAAGGCGAAAAGCTGGAGCGGATCCGTGCGGCCATCGCCCGCGTGGACGGCGTGTCGTGAGCGCGCACGTTCTGCCCATTGAGCAGTCCTTTCCTACGGGCAACCAAGGCAACACCTTGGTGCTGATGGTCTGCGCCGGCTGGATCTGGGCTGGACTGTATGCCAGCCCTTACAGCATCACGCCCACTGAAGTATCGGCCGCCACCAGGCTCGTCACATCGGTGCGCGACCGACGGCTCCGAATTGGTGCTTGCGACTACCTCCTCTCCAAGAAATCCATGCAATCGGCGCGTCGCTGGCTGGACCGGCAAGGCGTGACCGTGCGTGACCAGGCAACCAAGGAAACCGCGTGAAACGTCCAATCCTGGCCTTCGAACGATCCCTGCCGACTGGCAGCCATAACAGCACCACTGTGCAGCACAAGGACCGGGAGCGAGCGGAGCTTGCCGATCTTCTAGCCGCGTTTCGACGTGCGGGCGGCAAGGTGGAAGTTCTGGGCAACACGCCAGTACGGCGAGAGTTAAGCCGGCGGCAGATCAATGACGCCGCTGCTGCAAACCGGGTCGGCACTCCCACCTCGCTGGCCAACGTCACCCCGCCGCGCGACCTGTGCACTCTCTTGCCGGAGGGTCGTGACCGTGGCTGAAGTATCACCGCGCCATCTTTCCGATGAGCTCCCGGGCAATCTCATGCCCGTAACAGAAGGCTTCCTCCACAGAACCGAACCTCTTGCGCTGTTCGTCGCTCAGTACGCAAGCTGGATGATGCGCGCGGTAGATCGATTCGACCAGCACGTTACCGGTCCCGAGCTCCCAGACTTCAATTCCATACCTGACGCCCTGGTACTCGCCGGGTTGCATGTACTGCTTGTAGCTGCCCATGTACGCCTCGTCCTAGCGCCGGATCAGCCGATCCTCTTCGAGCCGCCGCTGGACGTCAATCCCCCCCTGAAAAGTGGTTCTGAACGACTCAGGGGATTGGAGCCGAACCATGTCTGAAGTAAGCCGGGAGCGAGTGATGCACTGGGAGGTCGCCTACGAGATTGCCGAAGCCATCGTCACGGGTCGGCTCAAAAGCGGCTGGTCTCGGCAGGCGGTCGGTCGATGCGTCGAAGGTGGCCCCACCCCGTGCGGAACTGGTTACTACCTGATCGGCAGTGGCACCATCGCGGTGGCTTACTTCCCTTTGACTCAGTTCAGCGACGCGAATGGTCGAGGGTGCCTGCTTCCGCTCCGATACTTCTTCCCGCCGATCCACTCGTCCGCGCACCCTTGCGGTGGCGATCTCGCGCCTTTCGAGGTCGGCGACCAGGTCATCAGCCTTAGCCGAGACTTCGAGGGGTCTTGGGGCTATGAGCCAATCGTCCGAGCCAGCCCGTGGTTCCAGGCGTCGCCGACCTTCGCCGTCGTAAGTGTGAGGGCGGTACCCGGCCATCACGCCAACTTTGGCGGCCGCAACTACTACCAGATCAAGATCAAGGACCCGATCCGAGGCGGCGGCGGATATCACGACGTCGTTCCCATTGCTGGCCGTCCTTGGCAGATGCGCGGCCAAGGCGACTGCCTTATCCGCGTCGCGCGCTCAGCCGTGAGGGCCGCTGCCCAGGCTTCGCCCGCAATGCCAGCCCAACTGGACCTGTTCGTATGAATATGACTCCGACCATAGGCACGTTCGCCCTGGACTTCTCTTCTCGAATTGATCCAACCCGAACGCCCCATGCCCGCAATGTTGTGCCTCGGCACGATCTCTCTGGCTACGGATACATGCGCACCGTAATGGAATTCATGAAGTGGGCACACGAGCAGGACCGGTTCCCAACGATCGCTGCAGTCCGCTGCCGATTCAACGTGAGCAAGGCGACTGCCTATCGCTGGACGAACTGTCTTGCGGAGACCTACGGCATTGAGCCGCCAGTGCGCTCTGGGGAGGGTGCGCGATGAAACTGCTAACTACGGATCGATGGCTCGACGTCTACTTCGATGCCGCCAGCCGCCCAAGCGTCGCTACGCTTCAACGGTGGCTTCGCGACGGAAAGATCCCTGGCAAGAAAGTCGGCGGCACTTGGTTTATTGACGAACACGAATGGCTCGCTGACGGAGACGATCTGGTCGAGCGGGTACTCAAAGCAGGATGAGTTATGACACCACGACCACGCAGTAAAGCTCGCCAAGGATGGCCGGCCAATCTCTATCCAAACCGGGATGGGTTCAAGTACCGGCACCCGGTCACTCGGAAAGAGACCTTCATGGGTCGGGACCAAGCCAAGGCGTTCGCTGCGGCCAAAAAACTGAATGCCATGCTGATGCCCGGCGACGACCTAGTAGATCGTGTCGTGGGATCGCGCGAGAAGGTGGCCGACGCGATCGCGATATTCCGTCGCGACGATATCCCGGTGCGAGGCTGGGCACCGAAAACCGCCGAGGTTTACGAGAGTGTGATCCGTCGTATCGAGTCGGGCATAGGTAGTCGGCAAGTGGAAGATGTGACCGTCAGGGAATGCGCCGAGTTCATCCGCGCCGTGACCCAGTCCGACCGCGCCCGCCAGCAGTTCCGACTAGTACTGGGCTGGATCATGGCGTGTGCCGTCCAAGAGGGCTGGATCGACACCAACCCGGTTCTGTCCACGCGCCGTTTCCAACACGAGCGAAAGCGCGCGCGGCTCACCAAGGAGGCATACGCGTCGATCAGGGAGAAGGCTAAGCCTTGGCTTCGTCTTGCGATGGACCTATCGCTGATCACCTTACTTCGTCGCGATGACATAGTGTCATTGAAGTTCACCGATCTGCGAGATGGTGCAATTTGGGTAATTCCGCAGAAGACTGAGGGGAGCACCTTAGTAAAATTAAAGATCCGCATCGGCGATGAATTGGCTGGCCTCCTAGAGCAGGCGCGCGACGGCGTACCGTCGCCATACATCATCCATCGCCTCCCAGATAAAGCGCGGCCATCAAACATGCGTTCTTCTGCCAGACAGCATCATACGCAGGTGATGCCGGAACAGCTTACGAGGGCGTTTCAGGATGCTCGCCAGATGGCGGGGATAACGGGCGCCAACCCGCCCAGTTTTCATGAGATTCGCAGCTTGGGTGGCGCGCTGCTTACCGAAGCAGGCTGGGCCATGGATCAGATTCAGGGGCTCATGGGCCACTCTTCCGCCAGCATGACGGAGCACTACCTCGAAGGCCATGACACGCCTTGGATCGACGTCCGACCAGGTAATATTCTTGTTCGTTAGCCCCTCAGATCATGTGATCAAGCGGTGCAGCCCGTTGGGCACCATTCCTCGCCGCATAAGATGATGCCTCCTCCGTCGGCGGAAACGAACGGTAGTTGCGACTAGGTACTTGCGACTGATCACATGATCACCGGCAAGTCATTACTCCAACACTCCCCTGCAAATCCTCTGCACGGTCGCCAAGCGCCGAACTACCACTTCCGTCCACTGCGACCCTTAACGTACGATCCACATACTGGGCATCGACCAAGAGGAGCGAAGGGCAATGTCTATACCGATCATAGATCTGCACAATGGCTGGGAGCCGTTGGATCAAGATGCAGTACTGGCCCTGCTGGAAAAGAGTGATGTAGTTGCGATCGATATCGCACTTCCGTCTATTGGCTATAGCAACTCATACCTCGACATCTATGACGAGCTTCGAGAAGCGGCATACGTAAGCGAGTACCTCTCGAATAGATTCGCTTGCTCCAGGGCGGAGAGAATCTATGAGGAGCACAACAACAGATTCAGGATGGAGATCCGAGGTTTTGACTCGCAGTATCTAGTTGCAACACTCATCGATGTGCAGTGGGCCGTAAAGCCCTGCGATGAACTCCAGGATCAATCCGCACGCGATAGGCATAGAGAAGGTGTGGAACAATTTGAAGAGAACATTCACCGCATGCAGCTTAAGAATCCGCATATCGTGGATGACTTCTTAGCGAACAAAGTGGGAGGAGCATACTTCGAAAATCCGGACGCATTACTTTATGACGCAAAGGAGCACCCTGAGCGCAGGCTAGGTTTTTGGAAATCGCCATACTTTGACGCCTCAGCGCGCCGGGCTTACAACTCACTTCACAGCACAGTTGTGCCGAAAGAAATTGGAATTGAGGAGGCGCTAAGTCGACTGGGTGGCCCGAGTGAAATCTACCTACTGCATGCTGAGATGCAGATCGACTCAACTACTGCGCGGTTCCTTAGTGAGGGGTTCATTCTTAGCACGCCGGCCACATGCGTGCACAGCTCGCTCTGTTGTGCGTGGTATATGGATGCAGACGCCGATCCGTTTGAGCAGCGCGTCATTAGCACACAGGCATCTGAGTTCAAGGATTTCGCGGTACTCGAGACGGGCGAACACTGGATCGTGTTTCATCAGGTGAAGGAGGCAGCATTACAGCCGTATGCGAAGTACCTAAGCAGCACCGCAGATCGAATCCAGGGCGAAACCTTCATAGACGACTCGTTTGAGATCGACTGGACCAAGGTAGACGACGAAGTTTTCGAGGAGATTTGCTACGACTACATCTATCAGACTGCCACCTTCGACCGGAGCACCATCTTCAAAATGGGCAAATCTCGCTCCCGTGACGGCGGCCGCGACATCACTGTCTCCACTTACGCTCCAGCAAAGGGCCCTCCTAAGAAGTTCATCTTTCAGTGCAAGGCTCTTGCCCCCGGTAGATCGCTCACAACGAGCAACCTCGGCTCTGTCAGTGACGTCATTGAACAGTACGGCGCCGATGGATACGGAGTATTTACAACAGGGGTGATGGACGCCACCGTTCATGATCGCTTAACTGCCATCACAGGGCGGCGAAAGATCGAGCTCAGGACCATCTCTCGATTGGAGATTGAGCGATTCCTGGCGCGACGTCCTGCACTCTTGGCGAAGTACCGAGGTCGCGTGGCGCAAGTAAAGCGCTAGGCCAACTCTCGTCTAACGCGCCTTGCCGACTTGGCGCGAGTGGCCCAGTGCGCCGCCAAGGAAAGCCATAACGCCGAAAAGAGCAATGCCTACTGCTTCACTAACTAGCAAGATAGGGTGGAGATAGGGTGAGAATAGGGTGCAATACAAAAAGGGCCTACACCGTTTGGTGTAAGCCCTTGATGTACAACCAGTGTTGGTTGGGACGGCCGGATTTGAACCGACGACCCTCTGCCCCATTGATAGAATATTCTCTACACTGATGGGGCGCGCTGCAGAATTTCGAAATCCAGCGCAATGACTTGGTTCGGAAGTTCAATTCGAACCTCGTAACGACCGTACTCCCCAACTGGGAAGTCTCTCAATATGACGTGCAGCGCATTTTCTCTTCCAGCAGAAACTTCAACCTCGCCCGCGTCCATAACTGGATAAGCATCCGCGTTGCCCGAAGGCGGACGCGCAACGAATCTCATGGGCAGCTTCGCGTTGATTTCTGAGTCCATCAAAAGGAAGAAATGCACGGCTGGTATTCGCGTCGGGAGACCCTCGCCGCTGTCGATCGCAATCCGACGCGCTGGATGTATTCCTAGTAATGACACCTTCCCGTCAGCTTCCTTACGGACATCTTCACAAATAAGTGATGAAACGACGGTTAGCGACACGACTGAAGCCTCCATTCAAGCTCCGAAATATTGAACAGCTCCACCGTAGTCCCTCTACTTACGGGCGGTCTGGGCGCGATCGTGCAATCATTTGCAGCAGAGCTTGCTTCCGCATCGCGGAATTGAAGAACCATGCTCTGTATAACGTCGTCCAGGACCCTGCTGTCCATGCTCGAAAATGAGTCGACGTCGACTGTGACTCGTCCTGATGTCAGCACGGGATGGGCTCGGTAGAGGAAGATCAACTCCGAAAGCCCAGTTTGCGACTGCAGCTGACGCCGGACGGAAGAGTAGATCACTGCATCGCGCATGCGCTGAGAGGCTTGCCTCGTCGCAGCTGTCCAACTGAACACAGTGCCAATTACATACATGCCAAGAAAGACAGCGGCACATCCTGCAAAAAGTATCAACGGCAATAAGCCTCCAGCCAGTCCACCGCTCGTGGCGCTTGCCTGCAACAGCCCAGCCAAGGCAAAAGTCGAGAACAGCAGCCAGGCGACTCCCGTAATCGTCCTACCCACGTTCATTTAGCTCTCCCCTGAGCAGCGTGAACAGTCCAAAGAATGGATCTTTCCAACCGACTTCACCTACTACGATGACCAACAATAGACCTGCAATAAGCCAGTAAAGTTCAAGCTTGTGAGTACACAGCGTCATGATGGCTGCACCCCAAGCAACCAGCACTATAAGTCTGATCAACCACGTTCTTCTAACGCTTTCATCACATGTTTGATCCAACGGGAACAGCCCCCCGCCGAACATCTCTTTGCCCTGCATGGCACTTGTGAAGAGAGCCCACATCACGACTGAGGTAATCACGCCGAAGAGGCGGACAGCCTGCTGCAGCTCACTTGCGCTATCGAGGAGGTCAAGACAGTAGGCAAGGAACCATGCGATCAGAGTACCCGCAGCGATCCCAAACACCGGCGAAAGATGGGTGACCCAACTCGTCTTAGGTTTAACTACCGCAGCGACCAT